AACATCCCAATTCCCTTCTAGTAATTGCTTACGTTGATGCTCTGGCATAGACAACAACATAGTTTCATAATCGCCGCTGTCAGCTAAATACGGATTGTCAAATAAACTTGCAGGTATAAACCTACGTTTAAATAAAGGTTGACCTTCTTTAGTGTGACCTCTAGGGTACTCTAAGCGGTCTCCTGTCTCAATATCTGTAGCCCAAAAAGGCTTATTAGGCTTAGATGGGTCAATAAACATCTTCTTAACCCATTGATGCCCAACAGAACCGGGATTTGTTGTAGCCCTCATATACAAGCCTAACTCCGGTGAAGCACTACGTAAACGTGACCTCATATAATTCCAAGCAAACGGTGTAGCCCATTGAGTTAACTCATCAAACGCTATGTAGTTAAACGCCTGTCCTTGGTAGCGCATAACGTCTTGGTCTTTATCTAGGTAACTCATCCAAATGCGACCACCTCTAGGTGTAACCCATTGAGACTTACGCTCTGACCACTTAATGCCCGGAATTGCTTTAGGGTACAACTCTTGGCTTTTCTGAATAAGTTCCCTAAGTTCCTCTGTAGTGTGGCGCACAAGCAACCCACTAAATGCGTGATGGTTTAAGTTACGTAAGGGGTCAGCGAGTGTAGCGTAGCTTTTACCGCCACCTGCTGCCCCACCGTAAAGTACTTCGCGCTCTCCTGACGCTAGATATTGAGTCTGAGGGCCGGGATTAGGTTGAAATACAATATTCTGTGCTTGTTCTACGTCAAACGGTGCAGGTATAACTGTGGCTGGCACTGTTTCACGTGAAACATTCTTACTCGGCTGGACAGGTGTAGTATCCTGTCCTTTCTTTTTCAAGCGTTTCGTACTGCGTGATCGCTTCTTGGAGCCTTTTGGCAAGCTTACGTTTGATTCTAGCAGTTGCTTTACGTTTTCGCTCAAGGTCTACCCTCTTTTTTAAGCCCATATGAGATATGCTTTTACCTGACTGTGTAGTTAACCAAGCAGAAACTTCTCTATAACTATATTGCTTTAAGTGTTTCTTTGCAAGCTCTAATAGTTCTAACTCTTTCTCAATAGGGTTTAACCAACGTTCATCTTTTGGGTCTATCTCGTAGCCAAAAGGTACAAACTTAACTAGCCTTGGTATTCTCTCCCAATGTCGTAGTTTCTTAGGCTTAGGTAACATCCAATAACCTAAGTCATTAAACGCAAAGTGTTTAGTCATCGTCACTTTCTTTAGGTGGCAAGATAAACAAACCACCACTAGCTTCTACTGCAACCTTCTCAGTCTTAACTATACCAGCACGATCTAAGATTTGACCTGCAGCTACCATCTTTTCTTTAATACCAAGCTGCGTAGGGTCAACCAAAGCACTACCGTAAGCAACCGCAGCTTTAGGCCCAAGTCGCGACATATAAGTCTTTGTAGCCTCAAATATCTCATCCTTTAAGCTCTCTACAATAGTCTTAGTAGATGAGCCATCAGCATAACCTGCAAGCTTCTTAGCTTGTACAACGTCACCTTGTGCTTCATCAAATAAGACTTGCATAAAGAGTTGTTGCTTTTCGTTTAGTACTCTACTCATGTTACTTTCCTGTACGGCTTGGCAGCTTTAGCCGCTTTTTTAGGTTGCTTAGAGAATTGCTTACCTTTTGCTGTATCTGCTCTTTTCTTCGCTGAAGACGCAGAGTAAGACTTAGAATCCATAGCTTTGATAGCACTAGCTGGCAAGTAACGCTCTCCTGTAGCCTTTGGACCTTGCGTAGAAGGTTTGCCACTCTTAGTTCTCCAATCCTGCTTAGTCCATGACTTAAGGCTCTTTTGACTTTTAGCTAAACCGCCAGAGTTCATCTTAGCGGCTGGCTTTTTCTTTGCTTTAGGTGTTTTACTTTTGTTTGGCATTGTGTTTCTTTTGTACTGCAAAGTTAGCAGCAAGGCTTGCCCCCTTGTGAGGAACAAACTTACCGTCATGCTTCATTAGTTTTAAACTGCCATCTTTTTGTTTCATCCAGTGATAACCTTTAGGTGCGTCTACTTTCATTACGTGTATCCTCCACCTTTTGCTTTGTATTGCTTGGCAACCATTTGAGCTTTACGAGCCGACCACTGTCCGGGGCTTCCACCTTTGCCGCCAGCCTTAACGGAGGCGACAAGAGACTTACGCATAGTAGGCTTAGTATAATTACCCGCCGCATTTACTGTTGAACCACCTTTAGCATAGCCTTTTGCTTTAGGTACCTTCTTTACCGTAGAACTTTTGCTTAATTTCGCCACGTGTGACTCCAATGTCTTTAAGCGCAGAATCTGACATATTAACTAACTGCCAGTATTGCACTCTACGCATTTGACTGTCTTGTAATGCTTTGATAAATGTTTTAAACATGGTATAACTCCTCTATGTATTACCAGAGATAGTTATACCATGCTTTGACTTAAAGGACTACATACAAGAATGCAATCCCGTTATGCATTATTTCTTCGCCTTTTTCTTTGCCATGCCACCATACATATAGCCTGACTTTTTAGTCATACCACCTGCAGCGTAAGCACCTTTAGGCTTCTTAGTTACAGGACCACCTTTGTTTTTATTCAGTGAAGTTTTAAGGCTAAGTCTAACACGATCTTTAGCTAAGTCTTTAGGAACACTTAAGTCATTTCTTTCAGCCCATTTAGCTAAACGAAATTGCTCTTTAGAACTAAGACCTTTATCTCCTGCTTTCCAAGCGTCAAGCTTTGCTGAATTTGTTGTAGGGTTAGCTTTACCATTGCCACCACCACTAGGCTGTACAGGCACAGACGGTTTAACAAGGGCTTCTACGCTAGGTTTAGGTTTAGCTGTTGAAGTCTTAGGGAGAGGAGTTGTGGTAATCTTTTTTTCACGCATTCCGCGATTACCCGGACCTTGTGTAGGGTTGCCACTCTTACTCAGTAAGCCATCTTTACGATCAGCTTTAGGTTTGACTTTAGGTTTGACTTTAGGAATGTTTTTTAAGTCCTCCGCATAAGCGGCAATCATTATCTTACCGTTCTTATCTTTGTAGTACAAAGACCCTGCCTTTTTAGCTGCAGCAATACTCTTGTACTTATAAGCATTCTTTTGTGCTTGTTTAGCGGTCATACCTTTGTTTTTTAAACTGGCATTAATCCACTGTGTTAACTTACTAGCCATCTTGTGTAATCCCCTTTATGTTAATACAACACGAACTAGCGTACTTGTACTGCTACCTCGTCTGTAATTTAAAATTGTAGCGTTACCTATAGCTTTAGGTACAACAAGACTGTGAACACCAGCAGGTAACATAATGTCGTTATCTGTAATGTCAGCTTCTGCTGTAGCAAAACCTATATCTAAAGCGTGACTTGTCTCAATAAGCACCATCTTAGCGTTAGTGCAAACTACGTGTGTAGTAGCAGTATCACCTAGAGTAACTGCGTCTTCTACAGCCCATCCTAAGTGTTCTCCTACCAATGCGGCTTGGTCAACCATTGTGTTTTAACTCCCGTTACGTTTTCCTAGCGTTACGATCACGTGGAAACGATCTATTAGAGCTAGGGGATACAACAGCTAAGTTGCCCTTCCTGTTATCTAAAGGATTGCCATTTTTGTGATGAACGTCCTGCCCCGGTTTTGCTGCACTGCGTTTACGTGCAGCGTTGCGTGAGGCTCTCTTTTTCTTTTGCTCTGGTGAGGCGTGGTAGTTATCGTATTCTTTACGATAGTTACGTTTGCCTAAAGGAGGAGTTACAGATATCTTAGTTGGTCCTGACATTAGTAACTACCCCCTCTTTTATTATAGCAAATTAAAATTATGTGAATGGAGTTACTGAGTTGCCGTCACCAAAGAGGTGTCCCTCTACAACCCACTTGGAATCTGACAAGCAGGTGTACTCAACAATACCACCGACAAAACGTCCCTTAGTGTCAGCATCCATTACAAGCTGGTGATCAGCAGCGGCAGGAACAGCAAAAGCAGAGGTCTGAATGTTCTCATTAAGAACAACAACAGAACCTACTTCGTCTTTGTCATGCATCATTACTACACCCTGAAGGGTATCAGCAGATGTAGCTGCATTAATAGTAAGTGTACCAGTACCTGTAGTACCAATGTGGAACTTATAGTTAAGTCCAACAGCAGCAGCAGGTAAAGTTACAACAATCCCCGCAGCACGATTAAGACTAAAAATTGTACCTGACTCAGCAGCAAGCACAGTACGTGTTGCAGCAGTAATACTTTCAATAGGTTTCAACAGGGTTACTGCGCCACTAAATGCACCAGTGCCTGTTACGTCAATGCCATTACCAAATGTAATGTCTGATTGGTATTCTTCAATACCTTGTGTTAAAGTTGTAGTTGCCATGATATATTATCCTTTATAGCGTGTTACCATTTTGTTCTATCAGCCCAGTATGCTGCGCTGAGTTTTCCCTTTTTTATGTTTTTACCGTGTCTTGCTTTAAAGGATGCACGTTTTTTCTTCATCTTGTCGGATTCACCTTTTTTTGGCTTCCCGGCGGTCTTCGCTCCTTGTTCACCGAACCTGATGAGCTTAATGGTTGTACCTTCTTTCGCAAGAACGGCATGACTTTTTTTCGGGTGATCAGGGGTACGCTTCGGCTTGTTATAACCTGCAAATGTCTCTCCCCTGTAATCTATGCTCATATTGCAATACTACCTTACTGAAACGAAAAACGACTAAGGTTTCTGCCAAGTCTACGTCTGCCACCTGTAGCGCGTCTTGGCCCTCTAACAGCCATATTACGAGGGGTTGGACGCCCACCTCTACTAGGGATTACACGTCCACCTCTACTAGGGGTTGGACGACTAGGGGTTGGAGTAGCTGCTGGTGAAACACGTCCACCTCCGCGTCTACGCATCATTGCTAATTTGCGTCTTTGCATCTGTTGTAATCTACGACTTGACGGTCTTCGTCTGTTTGGCGTTGATTTTTCTTTCATAATGCCGATTGGAGATTTGCGTGTATCGGCTGTCGGCGTTGGGTCGGCTGTCGGCGTTGATACTGCTGTCGGCGTTGCTTTGTTTGCAGCATTAAACTTATTACGTGCATTCACAGCCGATTTGTTTGCAGCATTAAACTTATTACGTGCATTGGCGGCGTTAATGTCTACTGATTTTGGAACAGCTTTTGTATCCCCACCTACATGATAAGTAGTCTTCATTTGAATGGGTTTAGCTTTAGATGGCATTTTATTTATTCTCCAATATATGTATTTAATGGTATTTGATAGCCAATAACAAGGCCGTAGTTTTTTCCTTCTTTTCCAATAAGAACATAGTAATTATCAAATACCAGTCTTGTTGTAGGTATAATTGAGGCATTATAACCAGAAACAATTACTGTTTCAATAGATAAACCTTCAAATAACTCATTTGATCTTCCAAAATAAAAACTCGTAGTTTCCAACGAATTATAGTATCCACCTATTATTAAATTTTCGTGCCTTATATCAAAAAAGGGATGTACATTATTGTAACCTCTATCAAATCCTATGTGGGCAGATAGTGCTAATCCTAATATAAACTCCATAATCTAAACATCTACATCATTTCAAAATGTGGAGCATCAATAAATGGCCTGCGACCTTGAGAACGGCGTAGGTCTACATAGCTATTCATAGCTTCTTCCATAGAACCGTCCCACTCAGCAATGTTACCTACACTCCAAGCAGCACCCCACTTAACAGCTACACCGTGAATACGTGCAGCGTCAGCCATAGCGTCAGCTATCTCGTCATACATATTTAAAGCCCAAGTAACGTTAGACCCTACGTAAGCTACAAGATCAACTGCACGACCCTCTAAGTGCTTGCTTTTCATGGTTTGTGATGCACCCTTAGCTACCAAAGCTTCCTGCTCGGCTAATGTACGCATACCGCATGTCACACCAAAGTCAACTTTAGTCATGTCAATAGCTGTGTTAACTACAGTTATTAGTCCTGCATCAATACCGCCAAGACGATCAATACTACGTGATGATAACTTAAACCCCATTTTGTTTCTCCTCTATGAGCTTTGCTTGCTCTCGTATTAACTCTTGCTGTTTCTCTAATGTAATGTATTGCCTATCCAAGTTACTTAACTGTGGCATTTTTATCACTACATTATTACTTCTTTCCAAAGAACTTACTCACTGAACGCATTCCTATGGAAGCTGAAACAATACCACCTAATGCAATCTGATACCACTGAGGCATAACCTCCAACGCTGCAAAACCCCTAGCTACTATATCGTTACCCCAATCACCACAAAAAGCTAAGATAAGCGGAATGCTAAACAACAAAGTAATCCATTCATCCTTCCAGCTATTCTCAGTAGCCCTCATAGCTTCTAAGTCCCAATCTAACTCACCTGTAAGCTGCTTTTTCTTTATCTCAGCTTCAGTGAGTTTAATCTGGGTCTTGCCATCAATGATACTTGTGGCTAAACCTGTAAGGCTACCTATGAGTTGACCAATCATTTGTTATACTTCTCCGTATATGCTTCCTCAAAGCCTTCCTCATGGACACAGTTCTCATGGTTGCCCCAGAGCCGTCTAAAGTAAGCGTCATGTACGTCTAAATAGTCTTGCTCACTGTACTCATCAGGAGCCAACCTACCCTTAATAATCCAAAGAAAGCGATTAACTTCTTTGTGAATCGGCATGGCTATACTTACTCTTTGCCCATCCATATTGCAAAACACCCGGTTAATGCCCCCATTACGACTGATACAAGTCCACTCTGCTGTATGGTAGGGTCAGGTAAACCCATGTACCAATGTGTGACTTGGTAAGTTAAAAGCGTAACCACAAGCATCATAAGCCGTGGCATTACTTTCCAATCATCAAAGTGCTGTCTAGGCATCGTAAGTACAATATCCTCTTGGTCTATCAGGGTCTAATACGTCCTTACGACCTAAGTGACCCTCTAAGTACATTGAACGCTCAACGTGGTCTAACGTATACCTAACCCCAGTGTCAGCCTCAATAGCTGCTCGTACATAAAATACATCAGACATAGGGATGTGAACTTCATGTAACGCCTTGTTGTTACTGGAAGCTAACGCTAGGTAAAATGTCTCTAGTACAGATTCTTGTTTGTCTATTTTCATATAGTTTTACTTATGTTAAACTTTAAGTCAAGTGTTTTGTTGTAATTTATACAAATAATAAGAAATAATTAACTGTAGTTAAACTTTAAAGTTAAACTTTTCTTAATGCGAAGTAGTAAGTTAAACTTTTAGTTAAGTGTTTTTTTGTTTTAACATGATAATTAAACTTTAAAGTTTAACTACTACCTACTACCGTAGTTTTACACAAATAACACCCCATGTCAACCCCAAAAATACCCTAGCTATGTGTTTTTCTTTAAGAGTGTTGCATAAAAAGCACACTAATAGCTAACTTGTTCCACTATTTGGGACTAACCAGTATACATTGCATATAAATTCACTCATCAGGAATGTTTCACGTGAAACAATTTGTAGTCTAGCACATATATGCAGCCGGGATCAAGCATAAAACGTCTTTCTTTGGGGTTATACTTAAGGTTGTGCTATTGAGAAACCCCGTGTGTTGCAGAGTACATATATACGTACAGTACGGGTGGGGGGTGGCCGTCGCAGGGGGTGCTTTTCAAGGCAGTTCTATCATTATGCAGGGGTTTTACAGTGTAAACCATTGTTATTACTCAATATTATTACTGATTATCTATTAATATATCGTCAAAATAGGCTTGTTTTCCTATACTTTGAACAAGTGAAAGAGAAACGAAACATTTGTGCACCAATGCTTAACTC